TTTTTTATTTCTTGTAACTTAATTTTAGTAGCTTTGTTTGTAACTTTAGAAGTCAAATCAGTTAATTGTGATTTAATTTCTTCTATTTTAGAATTATAAAATTCTCTTAGTTTAGGAGTTGAATCAACAGAATTGATAAATTCTCTTAAAACGGATTTTTGACTGTCATTTAAATCAGCATACTTACCATTAAATTTTTCTAACATTACTTTGTATGTTAAGATTCTAAGATCTTTATCATATGACTGAAATTCTGTCATTAAATCATCTTCTACTTTTTGTTTTTGAACAAGTTTAGATGATAAATGTTCTAATAAAGAAATTTTGTTAAAAATAATCTGGTCAGGGTTAGATAAGTTTTCACTATTATACACTTCTATTAATGTATATAATGAAGCATAGGCTTTATAATTAGGTAATTTAGTTTTAAAAAACTCTTCTAAATTATAATGTTTTTGAATCTCATTGATTAGATTGTATTTTTGTCTTTTTAAAGCACTTCTATTTAAATCTTTAGAAGATTCAATTAAAGTATTAATTACGGTTTCAGCTTTACCTTCAGTAATATGTTTGTATTTAGATAAGGCTTCATATAATTTATATTCTCTACCTAACTCTGTTTTAACAAAATATTTCTTTAATATGCCTGTTGCTTTAGAATCCTTACCAGATAAAGTATCCGCGGTAATTTGCCTAACCAAAAGTTCAAATAAAAGTCCCGTATTCTTATATTTAGAATGTTTAATATTCATTCTTAGTTTTTGTTATAAATATATAAAGATTTTTATTCCTTTAAGTTAGACTCATCTAATAATGATTCCCCATTATTAGTTTTATTAAACACAATCTTTTTCTCTAAAGACTCTAATAATGTTTTATTTTTCGCCTTAATTTCTAAAGCTAACGGAGAAACATCTTTTTTAGGTCTGCCGTATCCCTCTTGGTCATCATTTTTCATAGCATCTCTACCTAATCTATCACGACCAAACGCGTTATCTTGCGTATTAATATTAGATACTTTTTCTTTTGGTCTACCTAAAGGTGCTTTTTCATCATATCCATCAGGTAACTCATTTGCTGAGTATCTACCTCTACCATATAATGAAGCTAAATCATGTGGTGTACCATAAGATTTACCTGTTTCTAAAGGATCATTTCCTTCTTCACCTATTTGTTTAAACCTAAAGGCTCGTTTTTGGTCTTGAACTACTAAATCTCTCATTTCCTCATATTGGTCTTGACTGAAGTGGAATACATTTTCATAAATCCAGTCAGAAGAAACTAATTTAGTTTCAAGCATTTGAGCGGCTAAATCCATTTTTTCCTTCATTAAGGCAATACGTTCTTGATCGTATATAATAGAAGGAGTAGTTAAATTTAATTCAAAATTAGCTAAATTATCAGCTGTATATCCTTGAGTATATAAATGAACAATAGCTATTTTGTATAATTCTGATAATATAATACGTTGGATACGATCAATTGTACGAGCAAATCTAATATCCTCAGCAGCTAATGTTGCTTTACCTTGTAAATTTTCATCATAACCCATAAATGCTTTAGGTACTCTTAAAGCAGCAAATAATTTATCTCTTAAATAATTTACATCAGCAATACCATCATAATTCAATCCAGATAAATTTTCAATACTTGTAGAAGTGTCATTTCCTCTAACAGGAATATAAAAATCTTCCATTAAGTTTTGTGAATTATATTTTAAGTTATATTCACCGGTTTGTTCATTAACTAATGGAGTACGTTTCATGGTAGAAATAGTTTTCTGCATAAACTGATCTACTTCATTTGGTGGGATAGAACCAACATTAATTTTAAATACACGTCTATCAGGAGAGCGAGTAATTCTATGAATTAACATAGCATCTTCCATTAACGCATATTGTTTATATAATCTACGTGCTGGTTCAATATATGCTCTTCCGTATGGTAGATAGTTAACATCTGTCATTAAACGAAAGTGAGCAATTTCATAGTTATCAAAAATTACTTGTTTATCATTTTTCTGTTTTGTAGCAACATCAGGAACAGGATAGTAACCTGAACTGCCACCATATACTCCATCAGGAGAATACATAAATCTTACTGCATTTGGATGTTCTCTATCATAATTTTCTTGTCTTTCAATATGATAAGCAGTGATAGGAATAACATTGTAAACACCGTATTTCTCAGCAATCTCTAATTTAAGGAAAAAGTCACCATACTTACACATTTGACGAATCCAACTCCATAAGTTAAATTCAACGTTTAATACATCATAAAATAAATTATAAAGTATTTGTTGAATATCTTCGTCACTAGATCTAATTTGAAGTATTTCTCCCATTTCATTTCTTAGGGTAGATTCTTCAGCTATAATATCAAGAGCAGAAGCAATAATTGCATCTTGATCCATGATATCATAGTCAGAATATATAAACGTTCTTAAATACTGATAGTTAATATTTAATTGCTGACCATATAAAGATGAAGCTGCTGGTGAATAGATTCTGTTAAATCTATCTATCAGAGAGTTAGTAGCTACATCGCCTGATCGTTGTATGCTGTCTACGTCTAAAACTTTTAACTCATTACCTCCTTGGTTTCTGATAATTACATCAGTAGAGAATAATCGTTGTAAACGTGTAAATAAACTAGTATTTGCCATAAAGATATATTATAAATATTATAAAAGCCACCTGATGTCTTCCTCCCCATTACCTGTTTTGATTGAATATGGGTTGGGAGTGTTTCTAGGATTGTAAGCTGCAGAAAATCCTGTAGAGCCTTTTGAAAAATTATTAAGAGCGGCTCTTGTTAAGTCATGAGATTGTTGTTGGAATTTTAATGATGTATCTCTTAAGTACATAGCGACACCAAACGGCATAACTAAGTCGTCATTATAACCAACTTGTGCCTCTGGTCTACCATTTTTCCAAATAAATACTTTCATTTCTTCTAACAACCTTTTTGAGCGAATTGTTACTGATTTATCTCCAACATATTCTCTAAACTTATTTACAACTAAAGGTCGTGTTCTTAAAGACATAGTAAAGCCAGGTGTAACATTATCACTATTTTCGTACTTATTAAAATACGAATCACTTGTTAAAGTATCACTCTTAGGTGAATAATAGATGTTTTTATATCCTCTTTCTAATACTGATTCTATAGTAGCCCATCCAATAGATGCGTTTTCAATTACTAATAATGCTTGATTATATTCTGTTGCTATACCTACTAAAAAGTATCCAAATTCTTTAGGGGGAAGTTGTCCTTTATATTCTGCAACTTGAGTATTAGTTGCTATATCCATTACATGGAAAGTTGAAAAATCTTTACCATCACCTCTAGCTACGTCTGCTACTACCATATACTCACGTGTGTAGTCTGCAGGTTCCCATACCCATAAGTTTTGGTCGGCTCCTCTTCTTTCAAGTGGTTCTTGTATGGTTGTTTCTTTAATAAAATCTAACCATTCATTATAAAATACAATATCTCCAGATGTGCTAAAATCACAATCACACTCTTGAGATGCTAATCTAGGATCTCCTAATAATTCATCTTGACGTTTTCTCCAAGCCTCATCTCGTTCAGGGTGAACAAACCAAGGTAATTTGATAGGTAAAAAGTCATTGTCTGCTGATTCTGCTGCTACCCATGTTTTATGGAACCAGTTTCCAGTTCCATACGGTGTTGAAAGTACAATTGCTCCACCACCTGTTGCTAAAGTTTGTTGTGCTGATGCCCATATTTCTCCAATTTGTTCAATAAAAGCTGCCTCATCGACAATTAGCAAAGATACTGCTTCTGATCGACCTGCATCACTTGATGCTGAAGTGGCTTTAATTTGTGATCCATTACTTAATCTAAGTGTTAATTTGTTGTGTTCATCTGCTGGTATTTTAAGCCATGAAGGTAAGTTATCAAACATAAACTTAACCTTTGTAACCATGTTTTTAGCAGTTTCTTGTTTAGTCGGAATACAAAGTACGTTTTTATCTTTATGGAATAACATTAACCATAAAGAATAACCTGCGGCTAGTGTTGAGATACCTAACTGTCTTGATTTTAATACAATTGAGTATGGGTTATCTCTAAATAAATGTAATACTTTATCTTGGAAAGGATATAAATTAAATAATACTCTACCACGTTGAGGATGTTGGATGTGGCAGTATTTCCTCATAAAGTGGGCAGGATCATTTAAGCACTTGATGTACTCCTGCCTTATAACTTCTTTTAAATTTACATTTTCACTCATAAAATAGCTAAAACAAAACCTATACTTGCTAATGCTAAAGCAACAACTACTTTTTTAAGTTTGCCTTCAAGATCAGATATTTTTTTATTTCTTTCTTCAATTTGTCCGTCTTTAGCTTTGATAGTACCTTTTAAATCTCCTATTTTACTTTCTAAAACAGTTCTAGTAGTATCACATACAAACAAAGCACTGTCTTGAAAATGAATTACTGTACCCATTGTAGTGATAGAGTCACGAGATACTTTTAATTCTTTTTTAAGATTATCTCTATCAGCTTTTACCAATAAAGCATTTTTTAAGGATTTAATAGGAACTATTACAGTTGAATCACTTAAACGCTGTTGTGAAAGTGCTGATGATATCATCATCAGACATATTATTAAGGCGGTCGCGTTCTTTTTCATATTCTTGTTTATATTTAGCTGCTTCTTTAGCAGTTTCTTTTAATTTATTTTTATTAACTAAAATTAAAGAATCTAAAATAGCTCTAGTAGAGTCTAAAGTTGAAATAGTTGAATCTTTTTTTCCAATTTCAATTGCTAAAGAATCTATAGTTCTTTGATATTGTTTATCTTTATCTGAAGAATAGCTTTGTTTGTAATTAAATAACCCATAGACTATAATGCCTATTAAAACAACCGCAACTAGTGTTAATAAAAAGTTTTTCATATTATCCGATTAATCCACCGGTATCAATTTTAACGTCTCTTTCTTTAAACGCTTTAATTAATTCTGGTTTCTTAATAAATTGTTTCAAAGCAGCCATTTTTTTATCACGCTCGGCTCCTTTTTCCATATCTTTTACTTTTTTAACTAAAGTTTTTAACTTGTCTTTAAAGTCTTCAAATTGGTCTGTTGGGACTTTAAACTTAGAAGGAGCACCTTTTACTTTTTCTTTTTCAAGTTCAGCTTTAGTAGGTTCTTTATCATCTTCTTCTTCTTCTAAAGTAACACTACCTCCTGCTTTTAAAGTATTTAAAGCAGTGGCTTTATCTTTAGCAGCTGCAAACTTAGGATCTTTTTGAAGAGCACCTACAGCGGCTACACCTACATAAGTACCTTCCTCTACAGATTCTTCTGAAAGAAGTTCGTATATGTTATCTTTGATTTGTTTCTTTAATTCAGATAATTTCATACCCATAAATATTAACCAAAAATTGTTTCTTTAATTTTTGCAATACGTTCTTCAGTTGTACCTGATATTGATACTAGATTTTTTATTTTATGTTTATTTCTGTAAAGTAATAATTGAATTATGCCTGCAATGTTTTCTCTATATTTTAAATCTGTTTCACGAACTCCATTATCTTCCATTTCAACACCATCTGCTAATACATGAAAAATATAATCATACTCACCTACTAATTTACCAGCAGCATCACAAAACGCTTCAGCATCATAATAATCAATTGAGTTAGCTGATTTAGAAAATGCCATAACATCAATCACAGTTCTATCTGTAATAATATTTTCATTCAATAATTCAGCACAACGTTCTGCTAAAAATATAAATTGACCTTTTAATGTTGAATCAGTATTTAATGGAATACCTAAGTCACGTAAGTATTTTGAACGTTCAGTAGCAAAATTATAATCTTTAAATTCAGGTAATTCTTTTAAAGCATTTACCAATGTAGTTTTACCTACACTCATTGTTCCACATAATCCTATTTTCATATTAGTTTCTATTTTGACCTGCTTGACCCATTGCTGTTTTATACCATGGAAGACCTTCACGATTACGACGAGCTTCTTTCCAACCATCTTCAGTATACTTAATTCCATGAATATGATATTCACGTTTACGGTTATCGCCTTCAGGTATTAAAGCAGGACCTTCCCAATTATGTAATTTACCTTCCCAAACATATGCTACAGTACCATCTGCTTTAGTTAATTTTTTACTTGGTTGAAATCTATTCTTATCATTCATGCTGTTAATATAACATATTTTTTACAAAAAGCCAAACATTATCTCCAATTAATGATATCACCTTGAATATTATCCCAAGGACATTCTTTGCTTATTAATTTTCCTACTGATAAAATACCTTGTGCACCTGAAACTGTAATACCTCGAGCTGATAAAGCATCACCTACAAAATGTACATCTGGATATTCAATAAGAGCTAAGTCACTATGATAAACTAATGGTTCAGGAGACAAATATTTTACTTCAGGAATATAAACACCCCAATCATCTCCAAGTGTTGGGAATACTTTTTTCATATCCTCAATAAAATCCTCTATATAATTCCAATATCCACCCATAATTTCTTTAACACCTTTTAAAGTATTAATTTGAAATGTAGTAACTTTTTCACCCTCAGATGTTGTAGATGGAATACGAGTAGGTGAGTAATATAAACCAGTACCACCAAATTGTAATT